TATCGAGGCCTCGATCTGGGCTTTCGGGCGCGGCAAGGAAGCCTGGCTCATCGAGCATCGGGTGCTGATGGGCGACACCGCGCGGGATGGCGTCTGGCGTCAGCTGGCCAAGATACTGACCGAAACCTGGACCCACGCCTCGGGCGCGCAGATGCCGCTGGCCCGCATCGCACTGGATACCGGTTTCGCCACGCAGGAGGCTTATGCCTTCGTGCGGATGGCAAAGGATCACCGGCTGATGGCGGTGAAAGGCGTGCCTCGCGGCGCGGCGCTGATCGGCACGCCGACGGCGGTGGACGTGACCCAGGCCGGCAAGAAGTTGCGCCGAGGCATCAAGGTCTATTCGGTGGCGGTGGGCATCGCCAAGCTGGAGTTCTACAACGCCCTGCGCAAAGCCGCCGAGGTGGATGAGGACGGCGTCACGGCCATTTATCCCGCTGGTTTCGTGCATCTGCCCAAGGTGGATGCTGAGTTCATCCAGCAACTCTGCGCCGAGCAACTGATCACCCGCCGCAACCGCAACGGCTTCCCGGTGCGGGAGTGGCAGAAGACCCGCGAGCGCAACGAGGCCCTGGATTGCTACGTCTACGCCCGTGCCGCCGCTGCTGCCGCTGGACTGGACCGTTTCGAGGAACGCCACTGGCGCGAACTGGAGCGGCAAATGGGGCTGTCACCGCCAACTGGCGAGCCACCGATAGAAGCAACAACCGACCAATTCACTGAGGCCACCCATCGCGGTGGCCTCAGTGCTTCTGGAATCCCGAAACCCGCGCGCCGCGTCATTAAAAGCCGCTGGATCGGGTGATGTGGGCGTCTTGCCCGAACCCTTCGACCTTCCATAAGGAAACGCACCATGAGTTTGCAAACCCAGATCCAGAGCTTCGTCCTGCGCGCCGCCCAGGAATTCAACGCGGTCTCCACCAAGATCGGCTCCCTGGCCTCCCTGTCCACCACCGACAAGACCAGCCTGGTGTCGGCCATCAACGAACTGAAGAACGCGGTCAATGCGTCCACCAGCATCGATGACAGCGCGATCACCACCAGTACCACCTACTCGTCTTCCAAGATCGTCGGCCTGCTCGACGCATTGAAGGCTGACATCCTGGGTGGCGCCGATGCCGCGTTCGACACCTTGCTGGAAATCCAGCAGGCCATCCAGACCGGTGAGTCCGCCGCCACGGCGCTGCTGGACGCCGTCAACAAGCGTGTGCGCTATGACGCTGCCCAGGCCCTGACCGCGCCCGAACAGGCCCAGGCCCGCAGCAACATCGGCGCAGTGGCTTCTGCCGATGTGGGCGACACCGCCTTCGACTTCGTCGCCGCTTTCGAAGCCGCACTGATCTAAACCTGCCCGCCCGGCTTCCTGCCTTCGGGCAGGACCGGGCCCCAATTCTTGATCGAGGCCCCTCATGAGCACACTCGACACCCACCTGGGCAGCGTCCGCGACTGGATCACCCAGCTGCGCCTGGGCAATACCACCCCGCCGGTTCCCACCGTATTGCCTGGCAGCCGGCAGACACTGGATCTGGGCCCGGGCGAAACCCTGGAGATCGTCCACACCAGTGATCCTGATTACCAGCGCCTGGTCTCGCTCGCGGAACAGGTATTCGAGTCGGGGGCCAGTCTAATTCCGGTGATGACAGGGGAAACCTCGCCGCTGTGCGCCATCTCATCTTCGTCGTCCTACAGCCAGGCCGATGGTCCCTGGCGTGCCGCCGACGGCACCCCCACCACGCACTGGTCCGTGGGACCATCGCTTACCCATGGCTGGTGGCGCTGTGTCTTCCCCGCACCCAAGACTGCCGTCAGCTACGCCATCACCGCGCGCAATCCTTACGGCGACAGCGGCCCGAAGGACTGGACGCTGCGCGGCTCGAACGATGGCGTGAACTGGACCGTGCTCGATACCCAGTCCGGGGTGACCTGGAGCAATTCGCAGCGTCGGCAATTCAGCTTGGCGCAGCCGGCCAGCTTTGCTTGGTGGGAGATCAACATCACCGCCAGTGCGCGCCCGGACTATGCCGCTCCGTTGGCGCTGGCAGAAGTGCAGTTCTACGCCCCGACCACTCAACGCGTCCTGGTACCCGCATCGCAGGACTACCAGATCGAGTACTTGTCTGATCGCACCCGCATCAAGCGCCTGGCCACCGAGCGTCGGCTGCTTACCGCCATGGTGCGCCTGTGATGATGACGTTGGCACAGCACATCGCCGCCCTCGCCACGCGCATCGGCCAGGAACTTAAAGCCCGGGTGACGCCTGAGCATCCGGGCCTCGCCCGCGCCTGGGTGTGCTTTGGCTGGGTGCGGGGTGAGGTCGTGGTCCACGCCGGACACAACGTGAAGAAGGTCATGCGGCTGGCTCCCGGCAAGTACCGGGTGGTCTTCACCGAATCCATGCCCGATGAGCACTACTGCTGGCTGGCCTTCGCACGCAACAGCGACAAGTCCATGAAGATGGCCGCCGCCCGCGTGAGTTGCGATGACAAGACGACTGACGATGTGGAACTGGTCTGCGCCACGCCCTCCGGCACGCTGGCCGATTCCAGCGAGATCAACGTCGTGGTCTACCGCTGATGGCCTACACGCAAGAACAACTCGACGCCCTGCAGTCCGCCCTGGCCAAGGGGGAAAAGCGCGTCACCTTCGCCGACAAGACTGTGGAATACCGCACGGTCGATGAACTCAAAGCCGCGATCCGTGAGGTGCAAGCCGATCTGCACCGCCAAGCGGTGGACACCGGCCTCTGGCCACAAGCACCCCGGCAGATCCGGGTCACCACCAGCAAGGGGTTCTGATGGCCAGAAGAAACACAAAAGCCTCAGCAGGCTGGTTTGGCAAGATCAGCGCCTTGTTCGGTCGCTCCCCTACGCATGAAGCGGCCGGCACCGGACGACGCGCGTGGGCCTGGATGCCGGGGAACCCGGGCGCGGTGGCGGCCATGCTGGCAACCCAGTCCGAGTTGCGCACCAAGAGTCGCGACCTGGTGCGCCGCAACGCCTGGGCCAATGCCGCGCTGGAGGGATTCGTGGCCAATGCCATCGGCACCGGCATCAAGCCCCAATCCATGCTGGCGGATCCCACCCAGCGTGAGCGCATCCAGTCGCTCTGGCGGGCTTGGTGTGAGGAAGCCGATGCCGCCAGCCTGACCGATTTCTACGGCCTGCAAGCCATGGCCTGCCGCGCCATGCTCGAAGGCGGCGAATGTCTGGTGCGGTTGCGCCCCCGCCGTGAAGAAGATGGACTGGCAGTACCGCTGCAGATCCAGTTGCTGGAACCCGAGCACCTGCCGGTTTCCATGAACACCGATCTACCCTCGGGCAATGTGATTCGCGCTGGCATCGAGTTCGACAAGCTGGGCCGGCGTGTGGCCTACCACCTGTACCGCAGCCATCCCGAGGATGGTGCCCTGGCTCCGATGTCCAGCCAGGGGGGCATAGACACCGTGCGCGTGGATGCCGCCGAGATCATGCACCTGTTCCGTCCACTGCGGCCTGGCCAGATTCGCGGTGAGCCCTGGCTCTCCCGCGCCCTGGTGAAGCTGAACGAGCTCGACCAGTACGACGACGCCGAACTGGTGCGGAAGAAGACCGCCGCCATGTTCGCCGGCTTCATCACCCGTCTCTCTCCCGAGGACAACCTCATGGGGGAAGGCAACTCCGACCAGAACGGCGTCGCCCTGGCGGGTCTGGAACCGGGCACGCTGCAGATTCTGGAGCCGGGTGAGGACGTCAAATTCTCACAGCCGGCCGACGTCGGTGCGTCCTACGGCGAGTTCCTGCGCATGCAGTTCCGCGCGGTAGCTGCCGCGATGGGCGTCACCTATGAGCAGCTGACCGGTGACCTGACCCAGGTGAACTACAGCAGCATCCGCGCGGGACTCCTGGAGTTTCGCCGTCGCTGCGAGGCCATCCAGCACGGCGTGATCGTGCATCAGTTGTGCCGGCCCATCTGGTCGGCCTGGATGGAGCAGGCGGTGCTGTCGGGCGCACTGAAGTTGCCCGGCTATGCCAAGCGCCGTCGCGAGTATCTCGCCTGCAAATGGATTCCCCAGGGCTGGCAGTGGGTCGATCCGCAGAAGGAATTCAACGCCATGCTGACA